GCGCATGCAGAAAAAGACTTTTGGCAATGGATTGCCTCATGGTCTATTTCAATGCGTAAGCCATCAGACTTAGGATTTAGCGATGAATTACATAAACTACCTGAACTAATAGAAAAGGAAACTATTGTAAGAAATGTTAACCCGCTTGCAATAAACGGTCAGGCAAGCATGTTCGCACTGCCGGCACAAAACTTCTTTGAGATCAAAGCGGAAGTAAGAGCAACAATTAACGAACGCTGTGAAATGGCCGTAAACAAAGCGGCAAAGCATGATATAAGCGTTTATTGGGTTAACCTAAACGATGAGGCATCTTTAATATCAAAATTGGATCCATCCGCAAAAGAAGTAAAAGGTAAAATGGATATTGATGAAAAAGAAGAAATACTCCTTGCTTTTTCCAATGGTGAAATAAAGAAATTGATAACAAAAACCTCTATAACCGCATTCGGTTTAAACTGGCAGCATTGTAATCATACCGTTTATTTTCCTACTTATTCTTATGAACAGTATTACCAGGCTATCCGCAGGTTTTGGCGATTCGGTCAAAAAAGAAACGTATTTGTAGATTTGGTTTTATCAGACGGTCAAACCCGGATAATGCAAAGCCTGATGATAAAAAAAGATAAGGCAATCAATATGTTTGAGAATCTTACAAAACAAACAAATTCAGATTTCAGGATCAATAAAAAACAATTTAATAAACAAATTAAACTCCCTTCATTTTTATGAAACACGAAGTAAACATTATTGCCGCCAATGGTGAATATGCAATACCTTCTATTTTAGATACCGAAACTGGTAAAGCTACTCCAAAAGTAAAAGAACAGGTTATAACAGACAGGTACGCTATCTATTGCAGCGATTGTATGTATGTTTTACCTACTTTACCCGATGCAAGCGCCGATTTAGTGATTTATTCGCCGCCCTTCGCCGGGTTATATAATTACAGCAGTCATGAAAACGATTTTAGCAACTGCGAAAGCAAAGAGCAATTTTTACAGCAATATGAATTTCTTATCGAAGAAATGGCAAGAGTAACAAAACCGGGCCGGATCAATGCGGTTCATTGTACTGATGTATTTGACAACCGGTCTTTTTTATGGGATTTCCCGCACGAAATTATAAGGCTGCATGAGAAATATGGTTTCCATTACCGTAATAGAATAACTATTTGGAAAGAACCGTTAAAGGTTCGTATGCGCACAATGGTGCAAAGCCTGATGCATAAATTCATAGTAGAAGATACTACCAGGTGCTTTACCGCGATGCCTGATTATGTATTAATCTTTACAAAGCATGGTGATAGTGAAATACCCGTTACCCATCCTTTCGGGTTAACTGAATATTTCGGGGAAACACCTTTCCTCCCCGATCATGAAGAAACGTACGGCAACTATAATGACTTTAGAAAGAAATGGAAAACATTCAAGGGCGATATATCTGAAAACAAATTATCGCATATCACATGGCAGCGTTATGCTTCTTCCGTATGGGATGATATAAGGATTGATAATGTATTGCCTTTCAAAGATAGTCGTGAAGATGATGACGAAAAACATGTACACCCTTTACAACTTGATGTAATTGATAGACTTGTGGAACTATATAGCAATCCGGATGAGGTTATATTAACGCCGTTCATGGGAGTAGGCAGCGAAGTATTTAGCCCGGTTTCATTAGGTCGCAAAGCTATTGGCATTGAATTAAAAGACAGCTATTTTAAACAAGCTATACTAAACCTGAAAGAAGCCGAAATTAGATTTAGAAAGGTAAAGCAGACTGAATTGTTTTAATTTCATATTTTTGTGTATGGCTAAGAAAAAGAAAAAAGGCATTAAGTATTAAACCGTTATAATGGCAAAGGCCGAAAAAACTTGCGATAAACCTGCGAACAAACCTGGTAAAGGTGGCATTGTTTTGCCGCCAACACCAAAGCCTTTTTCTCCAGAGAATCAACCTTCTGGTAAAGCTAAAAGTGATGGCTGGAAAAAGATAAGGGCACAACGTTTATTAACGCAGTCTATCATTGCTCACATGCTAAAGGGTACAAACCTGCAATCTTTCACAGCTTCTTTACAGGTTAACGCAAAGAAGGGCAACGCTAAGGCAATAGAGACTATTGTAAGGGCAATGGAAGACGAAGTAATAAAGATTGCACATACCGATGCCGAAGGCAACGATGCGCCTTTGGTTATCTTACAGAATGATCCTGCAAGCCATCCGTTAAAAGATGAATAACTTAGATGACAGGCCAAAACTTTACCTGAAGCATACACCCGTCTTTACAGCCAACTTAAACGCTTACCAATCGGGCCAGTACAGGGTAATTTGCAATGAAGGTTCTACAAGATCAAGCAAAACTTATTCTGAACTACAGTTAGCTGCATGGATATGCATGCGACCAGACATGTACGGCAAAAAGGAAATATCTGTAGTTAGCCCGTCATTACCACACTTAAAGAAAGGAGCAAGAAAAGATTTTCTTGACATAGCAAATGAGTGGCAGTTCTTTAATGAGAATAGTTTTAACCGGACGGATAATATTTACAGCTTTAAAGGCGGAAGTTATATTGAGTTCTTTGGTGTGGAAGATGCAGGTAAGGTTCATGGGCCGAGCCGGGATATATTAATCGTTAATGAGGCAAACCTGATACCGGAAGAAACTTATATACAACTGGCATTAAGAACAAAAGAAGTTATATTTCTTGACTATAATCCTGCTGATGAATACAGCTACGTTTACCGTATTGCCGACAAAGAGGGTAATAAAAAGATACACTCCACATATCTTAATAACCTGGGCAACTTAACTAAATTCCAAATTGAAGAAATCGAAAGCCTGAAGGATGCGGACGAGAACTTGTGGAAGGTGTACGGTTTAGGGCTGCGGGGTACGTCATCGGAAACAATTTACACGCACTGGAAGCAATCCAATATGCCGGGTAAGGGTGAATGTTGGTATGGGCAGGATTTCGGTTACAATGTGCAATCAGCCCTGGTTAAGGTTGAATTATATGAAGGTTCTATCTATTGCGATGAAATACTTTATGAAACTAAATTAACCACTACCGATTTAATAGAGCAATACAAACGTTTAGGCATAGAAAAGAATAAAGAGATATTCTGCGATGCCGCGGAGCCTAAAACAATTGAGGAGATCCGCCGGGCCGGGTTTAATGCCAAACCTGCTGATAAAGATGTAACGGAAGGCATAAGAAAGGTTAAGGCTATGCCGTTATATATAACACCGCGAAGCACTAATTTAATGAAGGAGTTGCGCTCTTATAAGTGGAAGATTGACAGGGATGGAAAGGTATTAGATGAGCCGATTAAGTTCATGGATCATGCCGCAGATGCGCTCAGATATGCCGTATTCACTAAGCTAATAACGCCGAAGCGGTTCGTTGGTGTGATTAGGGGAAATTTAAATCAGTAAATAAATTATTACTACTTTTGTTATCTATATAAACTTATTCGCTTTAATTGCCTGGCATCTTTTAAACGAATAAGATGTGTTCAATTTAATATCAAAGAAAAAGGCTGTTAATGCTTTAGTGCCATTGGTGAAAGCCGTTCAGCAGCTTCAATATCGTGTTAACCAGAATTACGGCAATTCTGGCTTTACTATTTACGGGTATGGCAATGCAGATGAGCAAATAAGTGCTTATGCAAGCATTGTTGATTTGTATGCTATCGTGAATAAGATAATGAAAACGGCTGCACTCATCCCTGTTTATGAGTATGTTGTAACCGATGATAAGGCTTATGGGCAATTCAGGATAATGCATCGGAAAGCCTTAAAGAACCCTACTAATAAACTACTGGCCGAAACACGCAAACTGCAAAACAAGGCGCTGGAGCTGGTAGGGGACAACAGCCCATTGCAGAAGTTATTAGACCAGCCAAACACCTTTCAGGCTAAAACAGAGTTCTACCAGTTAACCTATCTATTCAAACTTTTAGCCGGTAATTACTACATATATAAGAACATATTGCCTGACGGGGCTAATACCGGCAAGGTGTACGAAATGTATAATATGCCACCTAATTATACATTTCCTGTAGCATCACAAGGCATACCGCGAAGATGTGACGGGTTCCGGTCAAGTCTTTATAATATCAATCAATACTTTACTAA